ATAGTGTTGGTGAGAAATCATCAGCACTATTTTTGTATGGAAATGTATAAAAAAGACTCAAGAACTAGACTTGTTTTTCAACTAAGATACATTGAGGGCAGAAGTTGGGTATATATTTCTAGACAATTAGGAAGTTCAAACGAGTCTTATGCAAGAATGATTCATAATAGATATTTTTAAGATTTATGCTAAAATTTTAGCATAAATCTTTGACTTTTTTAAATTTTAAATTTATAATTAAATAAGGATAAATTCCAAAAACTGGAATTTGTGTAATGAAAAAATATGGAGGTGTGAGTTATGATTTTGTTAAATATGAAAATTGATAATATTTGTATGTTTAATAACTTTGAGATTGATTTTACTATTGATAGACTACAAGGTGAAAGTATAGTTGGCAATGAAAGGATAAAATGTGCACCTAATATAAAATATAAAAAATTAAATATAATAATGGGTGGCAATGCCACGGGGAAAACTACTTTTGGTAAAGTTATTTGTGAAATGGAAAATTTATTATTAGGCAGGCCAAGTTCTATAATAAAAAAAATTTACGATAAAAAAATGGATTCCAGCTGTGAAATATTATTTGTAGAAGGTAAATATTTATTTAATTATTTGTTAGAGGTAAAAGAAAACAAATATATAGAAAAGTTAAAATATACGAAACTAAGAAAATCTAAAAATTTAGATAGCCACAAAAAATATTTAGAGAAAGAGCCTTCGATTGAAACATCTAACGACGTATACTCTTTTGAAAAAGATAAATTGATAATATCAAAAGTAATTGACTCATTTTTTGAAGAAGAAAAGTCTGATTTTAAACTATTTTTTACAAAAAACTTTGCTTATTATTTTAGGTTTGCTTCTTTTACAGAAAATTCAATTAATCCGAATATATCAGATGAGTTATTGAAAGAGACTGAAAAAATATTAAAAATTATAGATAATTCTATAGATTCAATAAGAACGATTGAATCCACAAGTCTTAATAACAAAGATAACGACAATATTAAAGAGGATGATTATTATATTGTATTTAAAAACGGAGAAAGAGTTTTAGTAGAGGAATCTAACCCGAAAAACATTAAGGACAACAGGCTATCTCAAGGAACGATTGAAGCTATTGAAATGAGTTATATTTTAAAAAATCTTAACTCATTTCCAGGGACGGTTTATTTAGATGAACAAATGGCATATATGCACACTGAATTAAGTAATGACTTAATTCTAAAGCTTATTGAATCTAATAAAGATTCCCAAATTTTTATAACAACTCATAATGAAAATGTATTAGATTTAAACGTTCCTATTCATTCTTATACTTTCTTTACCAGAAATGATGGTGTTATTAATGTTGTTAACCCTGAAAAGAAATTAAACAAAAATGACAGGAACTTAAAACTATACGTACAAAATAATTATTTTGAAACATATCCTGAACTAGATGATTTATGGAGAAATTTAGATGAGTAACTTAAAGAATCTAATAATTGTTGAGGGAAATACAGAAGAAAAGTTTTTTAAAGATTTTAAAAGTAAGTTAAAACATCCAGCCAAAATAGTAGTTCATAATTTAGCTCAAAATGATTTCAATACAAATATAATAGGTTTAATGTATAATAGTGTATCAATTGTTTTGGATGCTGACATTCTAAATAAAACAAATGTAGATAGAATAAATTCCAATCTGGAGCTTCTAAACGCTAATAAAATTAATATATATATTCAAAATCAAAATTTTGAAGATGAATTGGTAGAGTCATTGAACGAGTGTAAAACTCTTAATGATCTTTACAAATTATTTGACTGTAAAAATAATAGTGCAAATGAATTTAAAAGAAGATTTTTAAAAGTTAGTGATTTATCTAAAAAACCTAAGTTCAACATTAATTTTCATATGCTATACTGTAATAATGAAATTTATAAAAATTATTTTAAAAAAGGAAAAATTCAAACGGGGAATCGATTATTTAGAAACAAATAATTTTGTGCGTTTTGTGCGATTTTTCTGTGTTAGTATATAAAATGTAAGAATGTAGTTAATGATTACCAGAGAAAATTCATATTTATTCATAAAAGAGACCTTTATGTAGGGTCTCTTTTACTTTGCCAAGAAAGGTGGTAATAATGGCACTTACAATTAAACAAAAGCAAGTTGCTGATGATTTTATTATCACTGGCAATAGGACTCAATCATATCTTAAATTTTACAAGAACATAAAAAATAGAGAGACGGCAGCTGCAGCAGCAAGCCGTCTTTTTAGTACCCAAGAAATGAAAGATTATATTGAAAAAAGAATGAAAGAACTTGATGAGGAACTCATTGCTGACCAAAGGGAAGTTTTAAGAGGACTTACAAGACAATTCAGAAGAGAAGAAATTGACTATCAAGTTGTTATGGTAAAGAAACCTAGCTTTGATGACAACGGAAACTTCTTAGGGATTGAAGAGAAGCCAGAGGTTATTAAGTTACCTACACAAAATAAGGATTCCATTAAAGCAGGAGAATTACTAGGTAAAAGATTTGGCATGTGGACTGATAAGGTTGATATGGATATAGATGTACCTACAATTATTTCTGGAGCTGATGACCTTGAAGACTAACGAGGTTTACTTGCCAGAAGTTATTGGCAAGGGCTATGGAACTTACTGGAACTACAAGGGGAGATACAGGGTAGTAAAAGGATCTAGGGCAAGTAAGAAGTCAACTACTACTGCTCTTAATATGATTTATAGGATAATGACATACCCTAATTCTAATGGTCTTGTAATTAGAAAGGTATTTAGGACTATTAAGGATTCCTGCTTTTCTCAACTGAAATGGGCAATCCACAGGCTAAAGGTTGATAAGTATTGGAAGGCTACTAATAGCCCATTGGAACTTACTTATTTGCCTACTGGGCAAAAGATTTTATTTAGGGGGCTTGATGATCCTTTAAAGGTTACTTCAGTAGCTGTAGATAAAGGATATCTATGCTTTTTATGGATTGAGGAGGCCTATGAAATTATGAATGAAGATGACTTCAACATGCTTGATGAATCTATTAGGGGTCAAGTACCAGATGGACTATTTAAACAAATAACATTAACTCTAAACCCCTGGAATGACAGGCACTGGATAAAGAAAAGATTTTTTGATACTGAAGAAAATGATATATTGGCAATTACAACTAATTATAAGTGTAATGAATGGCTTGATGCATCGGATTTAAAAGTATTTGAAACTATGGAGCTTCACAATCCTAATAGATATAGGGTTGCTGGTCTGGGAGAATGGGGAGTTGTAGATGGTCTTGTTTATGAAAATGTAAGAGAAGATAGATTCAATAAGGAAGATTTGATTAAGAAAAATTCTGAAATTATACCTGTATTTGGGCTGGACTTTGGTTATACTAACGATCCTACTGCTCTATTTTGTGGATTGTTAGATTTAGAAAATTATAAGATCTATGTCTTTGATGAACTTTATGAAAAAGGTCTATCTAATAAAAATATTTATAAAGAGATAGAGAAGATGGGATATAGGAAAGAGAGAATTGTTGCTGATTCTGCTGAGCCTAAATCAATTGATGAATTAAAAGACCTAGGTATTTATAGGATTAGTGCTGCAAAAAAAGGAAAAGACTCTATATTAAATGGCATTCAGTTTATACAAAACTTTGAAATTATAGTCCACCCAAGATGCGTAAACTTCATGACAGAAATTACTAATTACCAGTGGGCAAAAGATAAATTTAATAAAGCTATTAATGAACCTATTGATGAATTTAATCATTTACAAGATGCTATGAGATATGCAATTGAACCTTATATGAGAAATAAGAAGTTAAAGACAATAAATAGAAAAATTTTGGGGGTATAGATGGAAAATTTTATTACTGAATATTTAAAACTTCCTAAAAGAATTTGCCTTCCTGAAGACACAGAGATTACTGAAGAACTTTTGAAAAAAATCTTAAAAATTCATGATGAAGATATAGGAAGATATAAGATTTTACAAGGATATTATGAGGGCAAGGCTAAGATATTTGAAAGAACTAAGGATAAAAACAAGTCTAATAATAAATTAGTTTTAGATTATCCTAGTTATATTATAGATGTTCTCTTGGGATTATTTGTAGGAAAGCCAATATCTTATACAGTTAAAGAAGAGAATAGGGAAAAGTTTAAAGTTATTCAAGATACTTTAGATTTAAATAACGAACAAGATGAAAATACAGAAGTTGCCAAGATGTGTGGCATTAAAGGTAGGGGATATGAAATAGTTTATGTAGATGAAGAATCTAATATCAGATTTAATGAAGTTAATCCTGAAAATATAGTTTTAGTCTATGATGATAAAATTATTCCTAAACCTATTTTTGCTATATATCAAGCAGAACTAACCGATGTAGATAATTTAGGCAAAGAAAGTAAAGATAAGAAAATTATTATTTATAAGAAAGATATTATACAAGAATTTGCAAAGGTTAAGGGAGATTTACATTTATTAAATGAATATCCTAATCCTTTTGGAGAAGTTCCAGTTATTGAGTTTTTAAATAATAATGAGGGAATTGGAGATTTTGAAAGAGTTTTGTCTTTGATAGATGCAATTAATCTTTCTCAATCTGATACTGCAAATGATTTTGAAGAATTTACTAATGCTATTTTAGTTTTATATGGCATACTAGATACTGACAATGAAGATATAAGGCAGTTAATCGAAGACAGAGTTTTACTTTTAGATGAATCAGGGCAAAATGCACAATGGCTAATAAAAGAAATTAATGATGCAGCACTTGAAAATTATAAAAATAGGCTTGATAGAGATATTCATAAATTTGCAAAAGTGCCTAATATGAATGACGAAAACTTTGCAGGGAATGTTAGTGGAGAATCTATGAAGTATAAATTATTTGCTACTAATCAAATAATTGCACAAAAACAAAGAAAATTTAAAACTGCATTAGAAGCAAGATTTAGGCTTATAATTAATGGGCTTAAAATAAAAAGTGGCCTTGATTTAGATTACAGAGATATATCTATTGTATTTAATGAAAATACTCCATTTAATGAGCTTGATAATATAAATACTGTTAAAGCTGCTCTTGATGCTGGATTGTCAAAAACTTATGCATATGGAAAGCTAAGAGATATTGATGATGTTTTAGAAGAGATTGATAGACAAGAACAAGAAAAAGATGCTTACATGGACGAATTTATAAAAAATGCAGACAAGGATCTAGAAGAAGATGAAAAATAATCCTTTTGAAGATTTGTCTAATAGCGTTGAAAAGTTAATAAAAAAGCGTGAGAATGGAACTAAGCAAAACTACAAGGAATCATACAGACGGTTAAGAAATAAATTACAAAAGATATACGTTGATAATGAATCAGATGAAGCACTAATTCTCAATAGAAATGAATTGGCAAAACTTGATAATGAGACGGCAAAAATAATAATCTCTATGTATAAAAATAATAAAAAAGCTATTGAGAATACATTAAAATATGTTATAGAGACAGCCTACAAGACAGTAAATTCAACAGTAGCAAAATATAATATAGAGGCTGTCTCAAGGGTAATAGACTCAAACAGGATAATAGAGAAACAAATTGCAGGACATATCTGGACTGATAGAATAAAAAAGTATGGCAATGACTTTGTTTATGATGTGCATGGAATTATTCATGAAGGCATAGATAATGGAGATACTTTTACAAGCATGGCAAGGAATTTAAAAAAACGCTTTGGAAAAGACATAGGCAATACAGTTAGAATAGCCAGGACGGAAGGTGCAAGGGTATTAGAAGATAGTAAATATCAAGCGTTTGAAGATATTGCGGAGAATGAATCAGTACAAGTTTTTAAAGTATGGCATACTATGGGAGATGAGGCGGTAAGAGATACACATCAACCTATGGAAGGCATCAAAGTACCATATGACGATGAGTTTACTTTACCAAGTGGAGCTACCTGCTTATATCCAAAGAGTACTGGGATAGCTGCAGAAGATATAAACTGTAGATGTTATGTTGAATATGTAACGGAAATTGGGTATAACATAAGTAAATGAGAATATGAATTAGGAGATCGAGTTGGAAGATTTGGAATATTAACAAATAATCCGAAAATACAGATTAATAGAGATATACCTAATATACATTCTTGGGAAAAATTAAAGGAACGGAATATAGATATTATTGAAGTTGAAAAATGCATGAAATACGGAGCTTGCATTGAACAAGACAGAGGTAATAAATATGTTTATATTACTAAAGAAGGAGCAGCGGTTGTGAGAAAAGATGGCAAACTTATAACTGCGTGGGCTAAAAACAATTATGATGAAAATATGATTGAAATAATCAAAAAGCTATATGGTGGTGATTATAATGAAAAATAAAATTAAAGAATTAATTGATGCCTGGGATCCTTATGATTTACTGGCATTTGCACCAGATGATGAATACAGTAATGAAATTAACGATATTTATGAGCTTTTAAAGAAGAATAAAAATATAAGTGAAGTTGATTTAAAAAAATACATCGTTGAGCGTTTTGATTTTGAAGATATAGCAGAAAATAAACAAGATATTGATAACCTGATAATCGAATTAATGAAGGCACAGTGATATGTCATTATTATCGAATGGTGGATTTAGTTAAAAAAAGATTGCTAACAATGGATTGGATGTATATATAGCGATGAGGTGATTTTATGGGAAAACTATCTAGTAAAGAAAAGTATGAAAATTATAGAGCAAGAATTGATTCAGAGACTCCTATTAGATATGCCACAGAAGAAGAAAGAATTGCTGCTGAAAAGGCTATAGATGAAAGATGGAAGGAAATAGAAGAGTATGGAAGAAAGATGTACGGAAAAGACTATATAGAAAGAAAGCATTCTAATAAGGCTTAGATGTTTATATAGTAGGTGAGTGATAAAATGAAAGAAAAATTAACAGATAAAAAAGTTGCTGAGATTATTCAAGCAAGATATGAATCTGAAGGATATCATGAACTAACACCTGAGCAAGAAAAGCAAGGTGAAAAGTTTAGAAAACAATTGGCTGAATTTTATAAAAAACATGAGAAGAATTAAGCACACTAATTTAGATGTTAGGAGTGCTTTTTTATTGCTTAATCGTGAGCTAATCGTGCGAATATAAGCAAGGAATGGCTATATTACACGCTTTAAGCGAAAACAATCGTGAATTAATCGTGTGAAAATTAAATAAGTTTTATTAAGCGGCTGTAAAAGGCTGCTTTTTAAATATAAAAATTTAAAGGAGGGCTAAAAATGCCAGATACTGAAACTGTAAGGACAGAGGACTTAGAGGGTCAAGAAAATACGAATGAGACTGCTGAAAAGGCGGTTGATACTAAAGAAGAAAAGGCTGAGAGTAAAACTTACACTGAAGAAGAACTGAAAGCAAAAGTTCAATCTGAATCTGATAAAAGGGTTACTGAAGCTATAAAAACTGCTAGGGAAAAATGGGAAAAGGAAGCTGCGGAAGAAAAGAAAGAAGCTGCTAGGCTTGCAAAACTTACGCAGGAAGAGAGAGAAAAAGAACTTCAAGCCAAACAATTAAAAGAGCTTGAAGAAACTAAGGCTGAGCTTAATCGTGTGTACTTAGAAAGAGATACTATAGATAGGCTAAGTGAGGAAAATGTCCCTATAGCTTTTAAAGACTTTTTAATGGGGGCTGATGCAGAAACAACCAATGAAAACATTAAGGCTTTTAAAGAGGTGTATGAAGCAGAGGTACAAAAGGGTGTAGAGGAAAGGCTTAAGGGAAAGACTCCAAGTGTGGCCAATCAAAAGCCAAAGGCTGATGCTTGGAGTTTATTGAGAGAAAAATATAAATAAGAAAAGAGGTTATAAATTATGGCAATTAAAGCGTATACAACACAATATGCAGGTTTATTACAGGATGTATTTACAAAGAAACAACACTTTTTAAATACTTTTGGCGGTAAATTACAAATTAAAGATGGTATTACCAACTCAGATGAGTTTATGAAACTTAAGATTTCTGATACAGATGTAGTTATTCAAAAATACGACATGGGTGAAAATGTAGCCTTTGGAACAGGAACAGGTAACTCAAATAGATTTGGGAATAGAAAAGAAATCAAATCTGTAGACGCTACAGTTAAATATGAAGCACCACTTGCTATTCATGAGGGTGTTGACAATATGACTGTTAATGACAATGCAGATCAAATTATAGCTGAAAGATCTGGGCTACATGCTGAGGCTTGGGTTGAGGAAATAAACAAACTACTATCTAAGGCTATATCTGATAATGCAGGTGAAACTTTATCAGGTGCATTAAAAGAGGATGATGTAATAAAGACATTTAACGATGCACACAAAAAATTTGTAAACAATAAGGTAACGAGCGATATTGCTTGGACAGCCTATGTTAATGCAGATGTATATTCTATCATCGTTGATTCAAAGTTAGCTAATACAGCTAAACACTCAGGAGCAGATGTTGACAAACAAGAAATCTATAAATTTAAAGGATTTAATATTGTTGAATTAGCTGATGAGTATTTCCAAACTGGTGAACAAATCTACTTTGCAGCTGACAATGTTGGCGTTGCAGGTGTAGGTGTTGAAGTTTATAGGGTCCTTGACTCTGAAGACTTTGCAGGGGTTGCTATTCAATCTGCAGCTAAGTATGGAAAATATATTCCTGAAAAGAATAAAAAGGCTATTTTAAAAGCCAAATTAACACCTGCAGCATAAGGTTAAAACTATGAAAGTTAAGGTTTTAGTCGAATTTTACGATTTAAAGGAAGACGTGCTAAGAAGCGAGGGGGAGATCTTTGAGGTCTCCGAATCTCGCTATGCTGAAATAATTAAACGCGGTGGATCCTTTATTGAAAAAATAAAGACAACAAAGGCTACAACGAAAAAGGAAGGTGCTAAAAATGACGGAGGAAGAAAAGAGACTTCAAGAGCTATACCTAAGGCAGATTGAGGACTACTGTAATATACTTTTCAAAGAACCTTATCCTAGTGGTGTAGCATTAGCTTTAGAAAATTTAGTAAAACTTGATCCTTTGAAATTTAACGTTGCAAGTGAAAAATTATCTGATATGAGTATAACTTATGTTAATGGCAACGGATCAGGTGGAGGGTCATCAGGGTTGCCAGGCTTCATATTGGAATGGATAAACCCTTACCGAAGACCTTATATAATGTCTGACAAAATAAAGAAGTACTATAATGACGGTAGAAGATAGAAGTAACATAGATAAGATTTTAAAAACTCTTGAAAAGCTTTCGAGCACTGCTGTGAGAATTGGTATTTTATCTAAATCTGGTGGTGAGATTTTACTAATAGCTAATGTGAATGAGTATGGCTGTAATATACCTGTTACAAATAAAATGAGAGGTTTTTTTAGATATGAGTTTGGTATTAACATAAGTAAGAACACTAAAGTGATAAAAATACCGGAAAGAAGTTTTGTGCGTTCGAGTTTTGATGAAAATCAAAAGAAAATAGAAGGTTATGGGGAGCTATTGGAAGCTGTAATAGACAGTAAAATAAGTGTTGATAACTTTTACCAAATAATAGGCAATGCCTGTGTTAATTTGATTAAAGACTATATAAAGGGTGGTAGTTTTGAGCCGAATTCACCTGTAACGTTGAATCATAAAAGACCTAAGACTAAACCTTTAATTGATACAGGGAGATTAATTAATTCTATTGATTTTGAGGTGATTTATGTTTGATTTTAAAAATTTAGTAGCAAATTATTCAAAAGGTACTACTAAAGCCCTGATTAAATCAGAAGGCTATTACGATCAAGAAAAGGGTGGAATTTATGTTCCTGGAGAAGAAATCAATCTTATTTTAATACCTGCTGCAATAGTTCCTTTAAGCAATGATGATTTGAAATTTGATGAAGGTGGAAATTATTCCTACGATAACAGAAAACTTTATTGCTATAAGCAGTTAGAAAAAGGAACTCTTATAGAAAATATCCAAAGTTATGGAGTTACTAAAACCTATAAAATTCTAGGGGAAAAAGACTACTCCGACTATGATGATGGCTTGTATATCTATATTGTAGAAAGGGCTGATAGAGATGATAAAAGAACTTCGTAATCTTTTAGTTAAAGGTATAAATGCAGAAACAAATCTACAAGTAGTTCCTACAGATAGTAATAATAAAAAGCCTGAATATCCTTATTATTCTTTTAAATTTATTAGTTTGAGAAAGAATGTAGGAGAAGGAGGAGTTTTTGAAGAAAGTTTTGATAAGTCCTTAGACCCAAGATTTAAGTATGATGTTAAAAATACTATAAAATTTCAACCCGAAGTTATAATGTCTTTTAACTGCTATTCTGATGATGAGTGGGAATGTGAAGATTTTATTTTAAAGGCTTTTGAATGGTTTAGGCTCAAAGGTAAAAGACTTCTAGCTTTAAAAAATATTGTAGTTGTAGATGTAGGAGATATAGGAGATAGGACAATTTTTTTAGTTGATAATTATGAATATAGAAAGGGCTTTGATGTTAAGTTTAGAGTGCTACATGAATTTAGTGATAGAAGCGAAACGATAGAAGAACATAAAATAAATGGAAAAATTGAAGGAGGAAGAAAATGATATTAGACTTTCCTGTAAATATTCAGAGAAAAACAGTCGGCGTATCTGAACGAGGATTTGGAACGATCCTTATTTTAGATACTGAAAAAGACTACGATTTAAAATATATCGGCAGCGAAGATGTAAAAGATATTGATACTAAGAGCAAGGCTTATGCTCTAGCAAGTAGATTATTCATGCAAAAGCCTCAACCACAAGAAGTGGCAATTGTGGGCAAAACTGGAGGAGCAGTTGAAGCTTTTAAAGCGGTCCTTGAAAAGAATAGCGATTTCTTCTTTGTAACATGCACAGATAATACAGTTGAAACAATCAAGGGCATATCTGAAATCTGCCAAGTTGAAAATAAGGTTTATGCTGCAACAGTCAATACTTATGAAGATGCTAAAAAGCTATTTGGAGAAGTCTTTGATAATACTTTTATTATGTATCATACAGATCCAAAGGCATATTCAGCCGAAGCATTGACCGTTATTATGTCATATAAGATAGGCGGTAAAACTGCTAAATTTAAGACTATCCAAGGTGTTAAGGAATGTAGTATTAATAGAACTCAATTAAAGGAATTAGAAGACAATAATATATTCACTTATATTGAAAAATTAGGAGTTCTGCAAACAACTGAGGGCAAAATGCTATCTGGAGAATATATTGACGTTGTTTTAGGTGAGTATTGGATAAGATTTAGACTTGAAGAAGCACTACAAAGACTAGCACTTGTTGAAGATAAAATACCTTATACAAATAAAGGAATTGCAATGCTTGTAGGTGAAACAGAAAAAGTTTTAACTAGAGCGGTAGAACAAGGAATTGTTGAAGAAGGTCAATATAGAGTAGATTACAAGTTAAGAGAAGATGTACCTTCAAATGAAGTGGCTCTTAGAAAATATAATTATGTTTTATGGACTGCGATGCTTCAAGGTGCTATTCATACAGGACAAATTTCAGGTATCTTAACTTATGACATTGTAAATAAGGAGGATAAATAATGGGTAAGACTTATGTTTATGATCCAGAAAAAGTTACTATTCAGGTAGGAGGAGTTTATCTTACAGGCTTTTCTGATAAGGGGAAAATATCTATAGAACAAAGCGAAGATGATGTTATTCCTAAAGTTGGCGTAGATGGTAGTGTCCACTACACACTTAACCACAATAAAACAGCTAAGGCTAAATTACCTCTAATGTCTACAAGCCCTCATATACCTTATATCAGGGATTTAGCTAGAGATAACAGAGAATTTAATTTTACTATGGTTGATATGAATGATAATGGAATGAATATATCATGCGACCAATGCAGAATTATAAAGACTCCTGATTATAAAAGAGAAAAAGAAGCTGAAGAAGTGGAATTTGAAATATTTATACCATTTTTTAAATAGAAAGAGCCTTTGAATAGGCTCTTTTATTATGTATAAAGGAGAATATTATGGAATTAAAAACAAAAAAAGTAAAAATTAATGACGTTGAATATACTTTACAAAAATTACCTGTAAGGGAAGCTTTTAAGCTAAGAGATTCTTGGCTTGTAAATGGCAATGTTAGCCAAGAAAAAATGTATGACAAACTTTTAGAACATATTGTTGTTATGCCTAAGGTAAAAATGGATGATTTTGAAGATGTAGAAACTGTTGAAAAATTAGGAATTGAATGTCTTAACTTTGCCTATGGTGGCAAGACAAAAAACTAGAAAGGGAAGTACAAGATTTATATGAAGTGTTTTATAGGCCAGCTTTTAATTTAATTGTTGATGGAATTTTATCCTGGACTGAGGTCAGCGAATTAGATCCTGATGAATTTTATAAAATAAGTTATGCCTATAGTAAATATTTAAAAGAAAGGGAGTGAAAGTATGGGAGAATCAAGAGAGCTTACTTGGAAACTTAGAGCATCTGATAATGGTGCAAGTAGTGAAATAAGTAAAATTGACAAACAGATTGACAAACTAAAAGCCAAAATGCAAGGTGCAGATTCCGCTCTTGGTAAGTTTGGAGCAGGAATGGGTCTTGCAGGAGCCAATATGCAAAAAATGGGCGGCAAGATTATGGGGGCTAGTAAAGGTCTTAAAGACTTTGGAAGTAAAGCTACAAAATTTATGTTGCCTGTTACTCTTGCGATTGGTAAAGGAGTTAAGGACTTTTTAAAACTTGATACTGCCATAAGACAAGTTACTACCCTTACTGATGAAAATGTACTTCCCGTAGGTCAAATTAAAAAAGATATAAGAGAAATTTCTGATGCAACTGGAGTAGCACAGGAAGAAATTGCTAATTCCATGTATGATGCTTTATCATCTGGTGTCGACCAAAGAAATGTTAAAGAATTTGTTAAGTCAGGAATTGATTTAAAAAGAGCAGGCTTTACTGATATGCCTACTGTAATTGATGCAACAACAACTGCCCTTAATGCTTATGGTGCAGCTGCTCCTAAAGTAAGTAAAATCCATGATATTTTTGTTAAAACTCAAGATTTAGGTAAGATTACAGTGGATGAACTTGGTAAATCAATAGGTAGGGTTGTACCGACTGCAGCAGCTGCAGGTGTTAGCCTTGAACAATTAGGAGCTGGTTATTCAATTCTTACTTCAAAAGGTATGAATGCTGAACTTGCCACTACAAACTTAAACTCTTTACTTGCAGAATTATCTGCCACTGGTTCGAAATCTGATAAGGCTTTAAGAAAAATGACTGGTAAATCCTTTAAAGAATTAACTAAAGAAGGGAAAAATGTCGGAGAAGTTTTATCTATTGTTGGTGAAAATGCTAAGGCTTCAGGTCTTGAACTTGCAGATATGTTTGGAAATATGAATGCAGGCAAGGCTGCTATTTCTTTATTAAGCGAAGGAGCAGAAGGCTATAATAAATTTTTAGAGAAAATTCAAAATTCTAATGGAGCTACCGCTAAAAATGCTATGAAAATGGCAGGCCCTGAAGAAAGAATGAAAATTGCTATGAATGAAATGAAAAATACTATGATGGATGTAGGTGGAATGTTATCACCTTATATTCTTGATTTGGCAAATGGGATTTCAAAAGTAGTTAAGAAATTTTCTGAACTTGATTCAAGCACTCAATCTACAATAATTCAATGGGTTGGTCTTGCTATTGCTATTGGTCCTGTTGCTCATATTTTAGGTATTGTTGGTCAAGGAATTTCACTTGTTGTTTCTGGTGGCGGAATGATATTAGGATTTTTAGGAAATGCTATTGGTTTATTTGGCTCTATAACTGGTGTGCTTGGTTCTGTTGCTGGTGGTTTCTTTAGTCTTATGACTGCTATCGGCCCTGTTGGTTGGGCTATTATGGCAGTAGTCGGAATAGGAATTTATTTAATAGCTAACTTTAAAAAAATCAAAGCAGAAGCTCAAAATTTAGGTGGGGGAATTAAAGGCTATTTGCTTGCAACTTTAAAAGTTACAGGGCAAAACTTTACTTCTTTAAAAAATAAAGCGGTAGGGGCTTTAAATGCTATAAAAAGTGCTTGGAATAGTGTTAAAAACTTTTTAAAAAATCCTATTAAAGGAATTATATCAATTGCTCAAAAAGGAATGGCTACTTTATCTGGTGGCGGTTCTGCTAAAGGAAAAGGCGGTGAAGGTGCTGCGAAGAGAGTCCCTCATGCAAGTGGACTTGAAAAAGTTCCTTTTGATAATTATCCCGCAGATTTACACAAAGACGAAATGGTTCTAACTGCAAATGCTGCTAAAGCTTTTAGAGAATTGGGTGGAACTAAAAATTCTATTCCTACCAACAACACTCAAAACAATAATTACAGAAGAGAATCTATAAATTCATCTCCTACAATTAATGTAAATATTTATGGAGAAAGAAAAGTAGATGAAGCTAAAAACATTGGTCTTGAAGTTAGAAAAGAATTAGATGCTTTCTTTAGAGAAATTCAATTGCAAGAGGTGTAGGCTATGAAAGTAAATACTACAAGAATAAGGCTTGAAGATATAGTTATGGATGCAGTTGTAACTGAAAATCCATCGAATACTGCTGAAGTAACTAACAAGCCTGTAGAAAAAGGTGAAGATATTGCAGACCATATGAAAGCTAAGCCTTTTACAGTAAAACTTTCAGGGTCAATTGTTAATGATGCTCCTGCAAAGCTTGCACTTTTAAGGTCATATCAAAAAGAAGCTAAACTTTTAAAATATACAGGTAGAAATATTTTTACAAATGTTGTTTTAACTAGCTTAGATACAAATCATACAGTGGAAAATGCTGAAGGATTTGATTATAGTATCACTCTTACTCATGTTAAAATTGCAAAGCCTGAAACTTTTGAAGTAAATGTTAAAAATCCTAAAACTAATAAACAAGATGCTAAAACTGCTATTAAGGTTAAGGCTAAGACAAATGCAGGAAGAAAGCAGGTGCGAAGCAGATGAAATATATTTCCATTGAAAAGGACCAAATACCTTATGAATTTGAACTTGTATTGGGAGATTCTACCTTCCAGTTTGAAATTAATTATAATTCTTTAGGAGATTTTTTTACTGTAACTTTATTTAAAGACCATGTAAGGATAATAGATTCTTACAAAGTTGTTTATAATGTACCACTTTTTGAAAATTTAGGTTATTTAGATATACCTACAATTATAATTAAGCCTTTAGATACTACAGGAGATACTCAAGCAGCTAATTATGATAGTTTAAATGAGGATGTGTTTTTGTATGTATTGGATTAAAGAAATCGAAGTCCTTGCAGGGCAAAAGAAGTTTGCAAATTATGGCGAAAATGCTCTTGAGATTGAATTTGATGTATCTTTTAATGACAAAAAAGAACCTGATGTGTCTACTGTTACTATTTATAATTTATCAGATGAAACTATAAATGATATAAAAAGAGATGGTTATATTTATCTTAATGCTGGATATAGAGAAATGAAAAATAGAGCGAATATTCTTACAGGAGAAATTGAGGACATAGAAACAACTTGGGAGGGTCTTGATAAGGTTACTAAAATTACAGTTGGAGATGGAACTAAGGCTTGGAGAAAGGTTGAACTTAATAAAACCTATGCCAACGGAACAAAGGCAAGTGCTATTATGCGAGACCTTGCCAATGTTATGGAATATGAGATTGTAGAAATAAATCCTAAAAATGACTTGACCTATAAATTAGGTAAGACAATAAAAGGGTCTGCAAGTAAATCTCTAACTCAACTTGTAAAAGACACCGAATCCAAGATGTTTATTAACAAAAATAGAATTGTTATAAGAGACCAAAAGAAAGGTTATGCTACAGGATTTGTTTTAAATGAATCTACTGGTCTTGTTGGTATGCCTACTTTAAATAAGGATGAATCAGGGGACAAAAACGAAGATTTTGAAAAAGAAAAATCTAAGAAAAAAAATAAAAAAGAAAAAAAGACTTGGAAAGTAACGTGCCTTTTAAATCCTAAAATTGAGACAGACTCAATAATTAAAGTAGAATCAAAGACTTGCAATGGTACTTTTAGAGTTATTTCTGGCAAACATACAAAAGACTTTAACACAGAATTAGAGGTGGAAGAAATATGAAGGAGCAAGCTAATAAAAATGCAAATAAATTTTTTAATGACTTGAAAAAGAATATTTCTAACCAAACTAATGTTTGCAAAATTGGCAAAGTTGTTAAATTTTATCCTGAAACTATGAAAGTTGATGTATTGCCTTTACCTTCTGAAGATAATGCATTAATTATTAATGTGCCTGTTGTAACTGTTAGAAGTAAGGATTTTCTTATTTATTATCCTTTAAAACCTGATGATAAAGTAGTTCTACTGTTTGCTGATAATGATTCTGATGATATATTGCTTGGTGGAGATAGTGCAGAAACTGAAAGAGGACACGATATATCAGATTGTGTCTGTTTGGGTGGGATCACTCTTTTAAATGAAAACTTAAATATTGAAGATAGTGATAGCTTAGTAATTCAAAATTTAAGTGGAAGTACAAAGATTATTTTAAAAGAATCAGGAAAAATCGAAATAAGTGCATCTGAAATAAAATTAAAAGGTTTTGCTACTTATAAAGATAGAGAAATTGCAGTTAAAGGAGATTCTACTTCTGACGGAGCAAAAATTATATAGGTGATTAAATGTATAAAAATACTTTTAAAATGATAAATGGTGATACTGTTGTAGGCAATGATTTAATCTTGGTAAATGGTCAAGAAGAATTAAGACAAAATATTGAAAATAGACTGTCTGTAAATCAAGGTGAGTGGTTTTTAAATATAGGTCTTGGTTTGGCTTATAAAGATATTGTCGGAAAAGGTGTAAGTGATAGAGACATTGAATTTGCAGTTAGGGAATGTTGCTTACAAGATGAAAGAGTTAAAGAAGTTAGGGAAATAAAAATTAAAAGAAATCCTAAAAATAGAACTTGTAATATCAATATTTTAATTGTTGATAAAGGTGAAAAAGAATTATGGCTTGAGGAGGTGGTAGACCTTGGATAATTGCAAAGATGGAATTTGCTCAATAGGAGATGTAGCAAAGATTGATAATAGAGGTTATGGGCTTACGAAGTATGGTTTTAGAAGAAAATTATATCCTGAATGTGTAGCTGATAGAATTAAAAGAGCAAGGAAAGTCTTTGGAGTTAATATTGATACTTCAGAGACTTCTTTTTTAGGTAAATTAATTAGAAATTTATCATGGGATGAAGCTTATCTTTGGGAGTTAGCAGAAGATGTATATAATGCTCCTTTTGTGAATTCTGCAAGTGGAACTGCACTTGATAATGTTGGGATGTATTTAACTATTACCAGAAGACCTGCTACTAAAAGTAAAGTTATTTTAACTATTTACGGGACTAACGAAGTTATAATCCCTAAGGGTTTTAGAGTGGCTACTAAAAATAATATTATTTTTGAAACACTTGAAGAAGCAGTTATAAAAAATGGTCAAGCTAATGTAATAGCACAGTCTATAGGTTCTGGAAAAATAAACAATGTTTCTGAACAAACTATTACAGAAATTTTAAACCCTACTTTTGGTATTGATAAAGTCACCAATAAAGAAAAATCTGAAGGTGGACTCGATACTGAAACAGATAATGAATTTAGGGAAAGGTACAAAAAATCTTATTCTAGAGTTGGTGGGTCTACTGTTCCTGCAATAACTGCTGCTCTTTTAGATATTGATAAGGTTGTTGATTGCGAAGTTAGAGAAAATGTAACTATGGAAACTATTGATGGAATACCTCCAAAGTCTGTTGCTTGTTTTGTCTATGGTGGAGAGGACAAAGATATTGCTAAAACTATATACGATAATAAAGCAGCAGGTATTCAAGCATTTGGAGATATTGTAATTGATATTACAGATGAAAAGGGAGCAGTTCACCATATAGGATTTACAAGGGCAAAGGTTGAAGAAATCTTTGTTAAATTAAAAATCAAAAAAGATAAAGATTATAAGGGCGACGAGGCAATAAAAAGAGCCATCTTAAATTACATTGGAGGCAAAGACCAAGACGGGATTGATTATGCAGGCTTAAAACTTGGCGAAGATGTAATCCGCTCAAAGGTCTTAGGTCGTGTAATGTGTTTGGGTGGTGTTGCAGATATCGAAGCCTTTATTTCCACAGATGGAGAAAACTGGAAGGAAACAAACATTGAAATAGCAAGAGCCTCTATTGCAAAAACAAGTTCTGAAAAGGTTGTGATTGAATATGTATCATAACCAAGGCGATTTATATTATAAGGCTTGGCGACGACTGCCAGAAAGATTTAGAAAGCCTAATAACTTAGATTTATATTATGTACTCTATGGTGGATATGGCGAACTTGAAAAAGGATTTGCAAGTATAAATGACAGTAGGAATATAGATAAGGCACAGGGAGAAACCTTAGACAAACTAGGGGCAAATGTAGGGCAATTTAGATTTGGGGAAGATGATGACCTTTACAGGTTGCTAATCAGGACCCGAATTATTGCCAACTTATCTATTGGAGATATACCGACTATAAATAAAGTCATGTCGATATTAGTTAAAGATATTTTTCTAGGAATAAAAGAGACTTGGTTTTATGAGAAGCACAGGAATGAGCCTGCTGCAATAGTTTTGCAACTATCCGAGATTTGGAGCAATATCCCTTTGGAGATTATCCACAGGATAAAGGCTGCAGGTGTAAGAGTAATTTTAGAAACTTATTTACATCAGACAATCTTCTATGGTATGTATGGGCAAAAGGCTAAGCATTATAAGGTCTTACCTAATAAGGTCGAGGACAAGGAATTTGAAAATCAAGTCTTTATGGGAATGGCGACTTATCACAAAAAGATTAAAAGGGTTGCTATTATGCCTGATGTTTGGACTTTAAACCAAAATGATATGTTCTTAGAAGTTGAGGACGGAAGTGGGGTGCGTATGAAGTATGACTGATAAGATTAACGATATTAATAAGGTTTTTAAGGGCAAGAAACTTCTTGCTTATGATGAAACTACTGGAAAATTCGCAATAGTTTCTCCTCATATTTTTACAAGTACAGTCTTTACAGAAGAAGGAGTGCCACTTGATGAATATTTATCCTTTAAACCTCAAGAGGTTTTAGACAAACTTGAAAGTATCTTAAAAGGTGCTCCTAAAGAATATGATACTTTTAGGGAGATTGCAGCCGAACTTAACACCAATAAGGACAGTATAACAGAGATTTTAAGGGCAATTTCTAATCGAGTTAAAATGCCTGAAGGTGGAAAAGCAGGGCAAGTTTTAAAACTTAATGCTGACGGACAAGTTGTTTTTGACGATGATAAGGACACAGTCTATACTCACCCAGAAACCCATAAGGCAGGAATAATCGAAACAGACCCAAGCCATAGGTTTGTAACGGATAAAGAAAAAGAAAATTGGGATAAAAAATTAGATAAGGATAGTAGTATTGACAGAAACACCGTTACTCTTGATGGGCAGAAGGATAATTTAGCTAATTTCTTAACAGAAGCTATACAAAATATTGAGTATCTTTTAGGTCTTATAGGGTCTGCCAACGGGATAGCAACTCTTGATGGCAACAAAAAAGTACCAGTAAGCCAACTTCCTGATGAAGCTTTAAAAGATACCACTTATGACCTCACACCTTACGCAAAAAGCAGGGATATAGAAAGCACCTATGCAAAAATATCTGCTTTAACTACCCTTAAAAATGCAATCGAGGGAGAACTTAAGAAGTACGCAAGTGGTAGTGCAGTTCAAGAATTTTTTGAATATATTAGATCTGAAATATATAAAAAAGAAAGCACTATCCACAAGGGAGCGGTCAACGGATATGCGGCACTCGATGGAAGTGGAAAAGTCCCCGAAGCACAGCTACCTAAAAAAGCTATAAGGGTCTATGACCTCACTCCTTATGCTAAGAGTGAGGATATACAAAAGACTTATGCGACTAAAGAAGAGGTAAGTGCAGGTAAACTTGACTACACAGCAGAAAATCTTGAAAACAAGGGAAAGGCTAATGGCTATGCGAGCCTTGGTGGAGATGGTAAAGTGCCTGCTGACCAGTTACCAAGCTATGTTGATGATGTTTCAGAGTTTGCAAGTAAGACTAATTTCCCAGGCACTGGAGAAAAGGGAAAAATTTATGTTGATTTATCCACGGAAAATATTTACAGGTGGTCTGGAAGTGCTTATATTGAGATATCTCCAAGCCTAATCACCCAAGCCGACATTAAAAAGCTACAAGGGATTGAGGACGGAGCAGAGAAAAACAATGTTACTCAAGAGATGATTGACAAGTGGAATAAAAAAATAGCTGCACGTGATGTTGCATGCGTAGAAATCGCACCAGGAACTGGGGGCACAAAGTGGTCTACATCACAATCAAGGGAACTCCAGTTTTGGTTATCTGACCTAATCCAAAGGACTTTGGAACTTAAAGAAAAACTTGATAAAAAGCCTGATGTTGTTGAGATGAGCCTTACAGAATACAACAACTTAACTACCAAAAAACCCAATACCATATATGCGATTGACTAGGTGATTATATGAGTTTATGGGAAAAGAAAGCCATAATCATAAATGGCAAGTCAAAAAGCAAGTTGTTTTATGGGGAAAAACTAATTTGGTCTAAGATGAGGACTGATTTTTCTAAGGATTTTAAAAATCTAACAGAAAAGGAAGATTTTGAGGGATTGTATGATAAAAATAAGCACGGTTTTATAGTTTGAAAATTAAAATAATTGACATATGATATCAAATATAGTATCATATATTCAGGAGGTACTCATGAGTAAAAGGGATAAGCTTATCCAAAAATTGAGAAATCAACCCAATGGCATATCTCCCCAAGAAGCGGAAAAAATTCTTATTTATTTAGGTTTTGAATTTAGAAATCAAGTAGGTTCGCATAAGCACTTCTTAAGGGTAGTTAATGGGAAAAGTCAGAGATTTGACCTTTTAATGAATAAAAGTCCTGTTAAAAGATATTTGGTTGATAACCTCTTGGAGATTATAGATGGGGAGTAAAACCCATCTATAATCTAAAAAATAAAGGAGAGAATTATGAAACTTGAAGATTATTTAAAACTTCCCTATACTTTTGTTAGCAAAAAAATAAAGGATGAAACCGGTGAATATTACGCAGGATATATTGAAGAATTTTATGAAGCCAAGACAGTTGGAGATACTATTGAGGAGCTTTATTCTAATTTAAGAGAATGTTTGATTTTAGGTATAGAAGAAAGACTTAAAGATGGGGAAGAAGTTCCTGTCCCTGTTGCTGATGAATATAGCGGTAAGTTTATGCTAAGGATACCTAAAAGTCTTCATAAATTTTTGACTGAATCTGCTAAAAATGAGGGTGTTTCACTTAATCAATATGCTTTATACAAATTAAGTAAATGATTTTTATACTAATTTTTACAATAAAATATTTATAAGTTAAAAAGCAAGCCTAAAAAGCTTGTTTTTTTTATAAAAAGAAAGGAGAAGATATGCAAAGAGGAAGATTTTATCTTACAGAAAAAGGGCGAGATCTATTGGCTTACTGCCAAACAGGTGAGCCTTTAAATTTTACAAGGGCGGCGATTGGTACTGGAAAAATCGAAAGTACTGGAGCCCTTTTTGTTATGGATAAACTCGTTGAAGAGGTCCAAGAAGTTGATATCAGAGGAATTAAGGCTAATGGAGATGGGACAAGCACAATAAGTCTTGCAATTACTAATCATGAAACTAAAAAAGGCTTTTTGATGTCTGAGGTTGGTCTATTTGCCCAAGACCCTAGAAAGGGAGAAATCTTATATGGTGTGGCTTATTATGATGACCATGCCGATTATATACCGGTCCATGATCAAGAGATGGTGGAAATATCTATGGATATTATTGTGGTGGTTTCTAATGTTGACACTATAAATATTAAGATTGACAGGTCAATGATTTGTGCAAGCCAACTTGACCTTATGGACTTAGCAGGCAAGGGCAGAATAAACCAAACTGTAAAAGGCAATTGGGACTTAATTCAGGACTTGGCTTTAAGGCTTGCGTCTATGGGAACATCTATCAAGACCGATAGTAGATACAATAATTTCAAGGTCGATTTAAAACGCTTAGACGGTGCTGAAGAATTTGAGGGTATTTATGACCCACAAATGGCTAGATTTGTGATATAGGAAGGAGTGAGATTATGACAGTTTATAGATGGGGTAGGTATAGAAAAGAGGGGGCTTACGCCCCGGGAAATAAAAAAGTTGCAATTCTAGAAATGGCTCTCGGCGATAGAGCTTTAACATATAGGAAACTAAGTTATAGCCCTAAGGTTGGAGATAGTGCATTTCTTGCATACGAAGACCTTAAATATAATCCTAATTTTGTTGAGTATTATATAGACCCGTCTGAATTGCACGAATTAATTGAACGACATGAAATTTCAATGTGGTCAACAGTTGTGCATGTAAGTGATTATACAAAAGGGGACCTTGGTCCTTTTGCTTATACCATAAGATTTTTAATAACTTCAAATGAGTCTGAGTTTATCGGTTACAAAAAAGGCTCAAAAATTGATACAGTAACATCCTCTAACCGTAACGCTTATCCAAGTGACGGTCAAAGCGGTTCTTACTGGTATGTTTACGAGGGAATTGCAAACCAAGAGCCCACAATTTCAGGCAAAGATGAGGACTTAGGTGGATTTAAGGCGCCTTTTAAAAGAGTCTTTAGTGTAGATGACCCAGACAACAACGAGACCCTAAACGTGACTGTAAAACTCAACTCAGCGACAATTAGGACAATCAACAATGCCACAAAAGGCGAATCTTATGAGATTGATATTGACAAGGCAAAATTTGATGACTTAGAACTTAATAAGACTAATACCATTGAAATTACAGTTTCCGATTCCAACGGGGCAAGTGCCATAAGACGATACACCTTTAAAAAGGTTAACTCTAATCCAGTTGTAACAGTTACCAACTCCAATTTAGGAGAACAGAATAAGCCTTTTAATTTTAGCTTTAAGGCTAATGACCCTGACGGAGATGATATTACAGTTAAGGTATACGTTGATGACGTACAAGTCCAAGACCTAGGAAAAGTTACACCTGACCAAGTTAAAACTGTTGGCATTGGAAAGCTTGACTATGCAAAGCTTTTAAATGGTGAGCACAGAATAAAAATTGAAGCCACTGACTCCTTTGGGGCAAAGGGAACAGGTTATATCACTTTTACTAAAAAGATTGATTACTGTTGGTATAGGCTAACAAAAGAAGTAGACGCACAACCATCAGCGGTAGTGGTTAATCCCCTAGCTGAGTTGGCAAAGGGGGCTAAGATGACTGTTAAAGTATCACTTAATGCAAAGGACACTGACCCGACTTGGGAAGTTTTACCTGATGACTTTATAGGTCAAAAGTATAATTTTAAGACCAAAACAAAGACTGCTGATAAGTGGTGCATAGGGGTCGATATCAGGATAGACAGGGCAGAAACGGCAGAGGGTATGGCATCATACTTTTATGGCTTTGTTGGAGCTTATATGTAAGGAGTTGATTTTATGGCAGTAGAATTTATAAACGAAAAATCTTTAAAGGAGTTGCAAAATAGCGGGGACACTGGGGCAATCCTAGGGGAACTTAAAAAGATTAATGAGGTCAATTTAGCACTTGCCGAGGCGGTTGCTACAAATTACGAAACAAACCTTGAAAGGGCAGAAAAAAATGATGAAGTTTTAGCTACAATTTATGAAACTATTTTAGGGGGTAAAGAATGATTGATTTATATGTAGGTCTAGTGATTAGAGGAAAAAGAACTTGTGATGTAAATAATAAGAAGGTTAGACAAGTGCCTAAGCACTTAAGAGATGAAGTTATTGCCGAGCTTAGGGCACAAGGATATGACGAAAATGGCAAGAAAATTAAATAGGGTATGGATGAGATTTGTTTTAGCAAGTCTTTTTTTATACACATTTTTTAAGGGGAAAGGGGGTGTAAGTATGCTAGATTTATATGTTGGCTTAGTATCAAGACAAAGAAGAACTTGTAATCCTGAAAACAAAAAGGTTAGACAAGTGCCAAAGATTTGGAGAGAAGCAGTCCTTGAAGATTTAAAGGCTCTTGGTCTTGATGCAGACGGTATGCCAGTTAAAGTTGAAGGAGAATAAAAAGGGGGAGATTTATTCTCCCTTAATTTTTTATAAAGAAGGTGACATATGGAAGAAAAATGCAACGACCACGAACAACGAATAGTGCTACTGGAAAAAATTGCGGATAGGCACGAAGCCACCCTTAAAGACCATGAGGTTAAAATAGACAAAATTGCAACAGATAACTCTATACAAGATACTAGCATAAAACTCTTTCAAAAGGACTTGGATTTTATAAAAGACCAGCTAAAGACCATGAACGCAACGCTTATAGAGATTTCTGACAAGCCTAAAAAAGCTTATGACAAATATAAAGACACAATAGTAACTATTGTAATTACTACCATTGTGACTGGCATAATAGCAAAGTTAGTTAAGGGGTGATGTAATGTTAGATAAAAATAAGGTAGAGAAATTTATTAAGGCGGCTATGGTTTATGAGGGTGATTTATATTCTCAGCCTAAGAGGATGCAAAAAGGATATAGTGATTGCTCCTCTATACCATACAAGGCTTTAAGGGACACGGGGCTTTTAGATTTAAGCCAAACTCAAAGGACTATATCTACGAAGTTTATGCGTGATGGAGACCCTAGGATGTATAAAATTCCAATGAAAGATATTAAGAGGGGAGACCTTTTATGGTGGCAAAAACCCAATATTGATTATTATTATGGTCATACTGGGATATATCTTGGAGATGGGAAAGTGATTGAAGCTATAAAGCCTAGGGCTAAGGTTACAAGTATTAAAAGACTTGGTTGGCAAAGGGCATATAGGATTAAGGCTTTAGAGGTTTCTAGTGAGGGTAAAATACCCAAGCCTACCCAAGACTACCCAAGCCCACCCAAAAAAGATTTAACCTATATTCCTATTGTGGTAAGGGGTAAAGAGGTTAAGTCTGCTATTTTGATTGATAATGTATCTTATGTTACAGTTAAGGGCAAAAATATTTCTGTGAGAGATTTCTTTGAGACCTTGGGTATGACTGTAAGTTGGAAGGATAGGAAAATCTATGTCGACTAGGAAAAGACGAAGAGGTAAAGGGCAGTATAGCAAGTTTTGGGTGTCCTTTATCATATCTTGTAATATTTTATTTACTGTTGTTGTTTTGATAGCTTTTTTTAAAACGGGTATGGAGCCGAGTACCTTGATAGGTGCTTGGTTTTCTTTTACTACTGTGGAGCTATGGCAACTTGCAAGAATTAAGAAAGCGAAAATAAGACATTCTAAGGAGGACAATTATTATGAATGCGGTTAATATTTTTTATGTAATTTTATCTATTGTATCTGTTTTAATTACTGGGGTTTTGATACCATACTTAAAACAAAAATATGGCAGAGATAAAGTACTTAGCGTTATGGAGGCAGTGGATCTTGCTGTAAAGGCGGCAGAACAAATTTACACCAAGACAGGACAAGGACAGCTGAAAAAGCAATATGTACTAATGCGACTTAATGAACAAGGAATAAAAATTAGCGAAAAGGAACTTGATGACATGATTGAAGCATCAGTTTTGGAATTAAACAGGTGGAAAGAAGAAGTAAAAGCTCCTGTGGTTAACGTAATAAATACAGAAAAACTAAAAAAGGAAGATTAAGGTAATGGTCAAGGCTATAAGGTCTTGGCCTTATTTTTTTGTACGGAAAATTTAAAAAAAATTTTTAAAAAAAGTGTTGTCTTTTTCTATAACGGGGTATATAATATATACAGAAAGAGAGGTGAGGGAATGAATGATTTGGAGGATAAAATAAAAAAGCTGTGTGAAATAATTCAGCAAATCACACAGCTAGTCTTAGAAATCGGCACATTGATTGCGGTAATCAAAATGATTCTAAGGCAATAGAGATAGAGAGGGAAACCTCTCTTCTCTATAAAATTTTATCTTAAAACATTCATAAAAGCAAATGTTAAAAAACTTAGGTAAATTAATATTTAGATTGTTAGAATTGGCAGTTGTTATAATTGGCTTAATTTTAATAATTGGGAGGTAAGTATGAAAGAATTAAAAACATCTGAAGCACAAAGAAGAGCCATAGAAAATTGGGCAAAGAAAAATCCAGATGCTAAAAGATACCACAGAAATAAAAGCAATGCAAGAACTTTTGCGAGGAAGTATGCAAAGACTTTAGAAGAGGTAGAGGAATTAGTTAAGATTTTCAAAGAAGAGAATCCGAACTACAAAGTGTAATAAAAAAATGAGCTCTGTTTGATGCGGGGCTATTTTTATGCAATTTCTAAAATTATAATTTTTTTGTGTGTAAATGTCTAATACAGGATTATAAATACTATTATATGAATGATTTATAAGGTACTATTTAATAGTATCTTCTCAAAAAAATTTTAAAAAAAGTATTGATATTCATATAACGTATATGTTATAATATATACAGAAAGCGAGGTGAGAGATAATGAGTTTAAAAAAGAAAAAAGTAGAAATTAACATAAAGATAAACTTCTACTTTTTTCAAATAAAATTCACAATAGAGTGGGGAAATTAAATCCCCTCTCTCTTTAAGCTCATTATATAAAATATTATGTTAAAGTTCAAGTGTAAAATAGAAAAAACAACAGACAAAGACAAAAAAGAATTCTTAAAAGGTTTATGTATAGTTTTATTAGGAATAATTGTGTACGTGTATTTTAGGGGGTAAATATGAAAGATAATAAAACATCTGATGCACAAATAAAGGCATCAAGAAATTGGGAAAAAAATAATCCTGAAAAAGCAAGATATGGTTCTTATAAAAGGACTGCTAGGTTATTTATTAGAAAATATGCTGAAAAAGAAGATTTGCAGGAATTAGAAGAATTAATTAAAATTAGAAGAGCCAATATTTGTTGATAAGTATTTTTAGTTATCCACAAATATTTACATGAATTTATGATATCATAATGTATATTTAATTTATTGGGTGAATATTATGCAAATATTAGTAGATGAAAAAGATTTAAAATTATTGTTAGAAGAAAAGAAAAATTTTATAGGAAAAGAAGTAGCTATTGATAGTATAATATCTGCTTTTTCATTTTTACTATCATCTGTATTTGCAGAATATAAAAGTTATTTTGGTATATCTGGAAAAGTATTTAAATCAATATGTGTTATAGCAGGTCTTATTTTCTCGGGGATAGTAATAATAAAAATAATAAAGAACCAAAAAAATCGATATACCCATAAAGATCTGTTAAAAGATATTAATTCGCTAAATAAAATAACACATGAACATTCAATAGCTGTTATAAAAGACACATTTAATGAATTTAGTAATAGGTATTTAGTTTATAAAGATACAGCTTGGGATTGTTACCTTTTTCCAAATTATAAAACTAACTACAATAATGAAAAATATATTAAAGAACATCTATCTAATGAGTTAAAAATAAATATTAATGATATTCAATTAAAATATAAGTGTAAAAATATAAGTTATAAATTATCTCAGAGAGATAAAAAATATAAATATTATGATCACAAATTTTATTTAACTGAAATATATAACTTTAATAACATAATGAAAAAAGACGAATTTGAAATTGATGGTAAAAAATATTTTTGGAAAACAATATATGAACTTGAGTTAGACAAAAATGTACAAGAAAAAAATCTAGATATACTTAATCAAGTAAAATATAATTTTTAA